GTGGTGCGCGCGGAGGGATTCGAACCCGCGACCTACTGATTCGTAGTCAGGACCCAAACGCCGATTTTTCAATGGTTTCAGCCTCTGGTGCAACACCTGGTGCAACATAGGCGTTGATGAGGTCAGCTGCATTGTTGAAAGCTGCCTCGCTCCTGTGCGTGTAGATCTGCGCAGTCACGGATATATTTTCATGTCCCATTAATTCCTTAGCTACGTTGATAGGCACTCCTGCGGCTTGCAGATCCGTGCCGTAAGTGTGCCGGTAACAGTAGAGCGTGAGGTCATCACCAACGGCGAACGGTGGCATGACCTTGCCCTTGAAGGTCTTACATCCTGCAGCCTTATTCATCTTATTCTTGTAGACTCGGAACATCCTCTGCATCGATGAAGAGGTATACATACCGCCTTCCGAGTTAGGACATACCAGCACTGTTTTCTTCTTCTCTTTTTCCAGTCTGTCAGCAAGGACCTTAGGGATAGGCACATCACGATAACCGGCGGATGTCTTCGGCAGCTTGACGGTGCCATCTGACTTGAGGGCTTGCCGGACGTGTATGACGTTCTTCTTCAGGTCTACATTCGACCATGTGAGCGCAGCCACTTCGCCGGGCCTCAGGCCACAGTACAACATGATCAGCACGAAGGTGCCGCCTCGGTACGTTTCTGCGACTTTTAAGGTCAGTTTGCGCTCCAATGGAGTGATTGCCCGCCTTTGCTGTTTTCCTTTGCCTGAGGGCTTTTTTAAGCCTTCTGCGGGGTCCTTGAGAGTGAGGTTGTTGTAGTATGCCTCACGGAATATCTGCCTTATTATGTCGTAGATCTTCGAGATATAGCTGTCGGAATATTTCGTTGTGCCGACCATTATTTTCTGCAGATGGACCGGCTTGACGTTTTTGATCTGCATCGTTCCGATGTCCGGCGTGATGAAGTTATCCACAACAGCCTTGATGTCCTTATACTGCTTTGAATTGACTGTCGGCTTCTTGTATACTTCGAGCCATTCTTTTGCCCAAGCTGAAACAGGCATGTTTTGTGTGATGCCTCTTCTGCCTTCCTGCAGATCCCGAAGACGGAGTGCAGCCTTCAGCTTCGCCTTGTCTTCGTCCTGCGCCCGGACATAATATCTTTTGCCTTCGAATGTGAATGTCTTTGTAACCATTATTTCATGTCTACGTATACCGCCGTGACGACAGGCACGGTCACTTCAGATCCGAGCACTGTTGTATATGTAGCCGTGCCGGAAGCTTCTCCATATATCGTCACGATATCCTCTTCCAGCAGCTTTGGGGCATCTCCTCGTTTGAAATACAGCATAATATCATCATCAAAGTAGCCGTCCAGATACTCCTCCTGTCCGGTTGAAACTCTATACTGCGATTCGCCGCTGCCATCCTCCGACTCATAGATGACTTGCACGACTTCGCCTTTGACCACGATCTTCTCGCCTTTATACTTGTCACCGTCTCTCAAAAGGTCCTTGTAGTCTATTTCTTGGCAAGCAGCCTTGAAGTCATCTTCGGACATACCGGCAGCATCGTCACTCAATTTATACTGATTGCCGCTTCCCGCTATCATAATGCCGAATATCACAAGGACAATAATGAGAAGCCAGAACCAAAACCTTTTAAATATCGGCTTTTTATTTTTGCCTCCGCAAACAGGGCAGACTTTTGCGCTCTTTGCGATCTCAGCACCGCAGTGCTTGCATGTTTTCATCTTACTCTTTGCCATTACTTACTCCTTTCAACCGAATCAAAAAAATCTCCCGGTCTAAAGCCAAGAACTCCTGCAACATCAATTATGAAGTCAAGACCAGGTTCTCTCTGACCGAGTTCATAACGACTGTATCTCTGCTGGCTGATCCCAAGCAGTTCAGCGACTTTGGCCTGTGAATAGCCTTTAGCAAGTCTTTTTTCTTTAAGAAAATCTCCGTATTCTATTACAATTCGTTCCATTTTATCGTATCCCCCTGCGCTTAATTGTACCATTTTTGTACCTTAAAAAAGAGTAATATTACAACAAAAAGGTGTTGACAAGTACGCCAAAATGGCGTAAAGTATGACGTGTAAAGCACACCAAAGCGGTGTGACACAATATATTGAGAGGAGGTAACATGAGAGACACAAATTATGAACTGCGTGCATGGATGGGCGCTAATAAGGTATCAGGACGTAAACTTGCCGCATTAATGGGCAGATCATACGAAACAATCAGGATGAAGCTCAGCGGAAAAACGGAGTGGACACTCCCAGAGATCGAAAAACTTATGGAAGTGACCGGGCTGACATTTGAGGAACTTTTTTTTACTTACATTAACGCCAAAATGGCGTAAAGAGCACTTTACAGTAAAAGGAGGTTTACATGAGACTGATAAGTGCGGACGATCTTTTCCGCAGATTAGAGGCCGAAGCTCAGAAGCACAAAGGGAGCGAAGACCCTACTGAGATGGGCGTCTGGGCAGGCCTCGAAAGAGCGTTGACAGAAGTGGTTCTGTCACCAACAGAAGGGAAAAAGTAATGATCAAGGCAATAATCGCATGGACAGCACTGGCGGCAGCATGGTTCGGTTTTGGATTCTACATAGCGACCGCCGTGCTGATGGCATGAAGAAGTGGGATGTCGTGGGCGATATGCGAGCGTCCGTCGGAGCGTTCCCGAATATATCGCAGATAGCGGAATATCTGCACTGGTCCCGCGACAAGGTAAGGACGCTGGTAGCCGGACTTGACTACGTTGAGACCGGCAGGAGCAAACAGTATTTCGTAGTAGACGTAGTAAACAGATTGATGGAAGTGAAAGGAGTCGATTAATGGCAAAACATGATATCAAGCCCGCAACGAGCGGCGAGGAGTTCCTGCAGAACAAGATTCACAGGCTCGAAAAGGAAAATAAGGAGCTCAGGGACAAGCTGGTATTCGCAGCCAAGACGATAAAGAAGCTCCAGGAGCAGTGCTCCAAGATGAGCAAGTGGGCAAGCGAGATCGAGGCTAATGCTCAGGATGAGATAGCAAAGTGGAAAGGCAAGGCGCTCAGTCTGGTGGATGACTATGTGGGAAGAGAATGATCATATCGTACTTATCAGATCCGATGGCTCTGTAGTCTATGAGGACGGATGGGAGCCGGAAGAGGAGCCTGACATCATAAAAGTATGCGATGTCTGTGACTGCAGAGAATGCCCAAGATATGGCGATGACTGTGACGGAGATTTTGAAGATGAAACAGACGAATAAAAAAAGCATGGCGCTCCCGGAGGAGACACCACACCATCTGAAACTAATTAATGGTAACACTCCGGGAGGAAAAAATCAACAGCTGGCAGAGTTTCTGCTCGGCTGCATAGGCGGCAGAGAGCATCCTATCAAGAGACCGCGCAATTCGAGTGTTGACCGGATTCTCAGAGGCCTCATATCGGAGAGGAATGCTGCCGGCGAAGACATCATCATCAACAACGGCGAGGGCTACTACAGAGCCGGTCCAGATGACAGGCCCGCAGTCTTCGAATACTGGATAAAGGAGACGCACCGGGCGAAGGAGATCAAGAAGAAGGCCGATGTGATGATGGCAACATATATAGCAATTTACGGAGGTTACGAATAATGGCAATACCAGTTTTGATAATAGGAAGAAGCGGCTCGGGCAAGACTTACAGTCTGAAGGGCTTCAAGGCCGGCGAGGTCGGTGTCATATCGGTCGAGAAGGGAAGACTGCCGTTCAGATCTGACATAAAGGTTCTGAAGGTGCCGAAAGACCCGACGGACGGAGCCGCAAAGGATGCCGCGTCAGTGAATGCGGCAAAGTATGCCTGGATAACGGCAGCGGTCCGCAAGGCAAAAGTAAAGTCAATGGTCATTGATGACAGTCAGTATCTGCTCGTCAACGAGCTCTTCGACAGAGCAAACGAGAAGGGCTATGACAAATTTACTTCAATGGCAAAGAGGTTCAGAGACCTCATACACTCGATAAATGAGCTTGAGGAAGAGGACAAGATAGTCTACTTCCTGCACCACTCAGAGACCGACACGGACGGCAGAGAAAAGGTCAAGACCATCGGCAAGATGCTCGATGAGAAGCTGACTGTAGAAGGGTGCTTCGACATCGTCATCTACTGCCAGGATCATAAATTCTTCACGCAGTCGAATGGTCAGAGCACCGCAAAGACCCCGGAAGACATGTTCCCGCTCGAGATCCCGAACGACCTCAAGGCGGTCGATGCAGCAATAAGAGAATACTACGGATTATAGGAGGAAGTGAAATGAGAGAGCGTTTAAGAAAAAGCCATCAGAGAGTCGTTATCGCCGAAAAGGACGTCAGGCTGACTGTCAGAAAAGCGGGGCTTACCGCAGATGGTGAGCAGAGATGGCAGATGATATTCGGATTCTACAACGGAGCAGAAAAAAAGATCAGCTCAACGAATTATGCAGCCATAGACATCGACCTTGAGGAAAGCAGAGTCTACTTCGTTGAAACCGACGGAAAAGAAGGGTGGAAGTTCACAGGCAGCAAGAACGTAAGAGAACTGTCGCTGACCATCTACGACAGCGATGTATGGATGGCATATGAAGGCGAATACAACCTGCTCAAAGATAATGCTTCAGGTGATTACTATATAGACCTTGTGCGTAAGGAGGATAGATAAATGGCATTCAGAAAACCTAAAGATTATGACGATGTAAAGGTCGGCGAGCCGAAGATCCTGCCGGCAGGAGGCTATATCTGCGAGATACTCAAGGCCGAGGAGTGCGAAAGCAAGACCGGCAAGCAGATGATCAAGTTCTATTTTGACATCACAGCCGGAGCTTTTGAAGGCTACTTCAAGGACATGTATCAGAGCTGGAAGGCGTCATCCGATGATCCGCAGAGCGTGAAGTGGCCTTTCACCGGCACGAAGTGGGTGCTGTTCTATGACAACGAAGGCAGAACGAATCGTGACTTCAAGAGCCTCTGCACAGCACTTGAAGACTCAGGCACCAAAGTGTGGATAAATGATACGTTCGATGTGAACGGCCTTAAAGGCGCCCTGCTTGGCATCATCTTCCGCAGAGAAGAGCACGAGTACAACAATGCCAGGTCATGGCGTACAGTACCGTGGGGCTTCAGATCCGTGAAGACCATTGAGGAAGGTACGTTCAGCATACCAGAGGACAAGGCTCTGCCGCCGGTAGAGGATCTCGGTGACAGCTTCAGCCAGCTCGAAGAAGATCTGCCGTTCTAATGAACAGCCGAGACAAGGGTAAGCGTGGCGAGCTTGAGGTCGCGCACCTGTTAAAAGAGTATGGATACGATGCCAGGAGGGGCCAGCAGTACGCAGGAGCTAACGGAGATCCTGACGTTGTCGGCCTCCCCGGCATTCATATCGAGGTCAAGCGAGTGGAGAAATTAAACATAGACGAAGCCTTAGAGCAATCCATCAGAGATGCAAAGCTCGGAGAGATTCCGGTCGTAATGCACAGAAAAAACCGCACAGAGTGGAAGGTAACGATGCTGTTTTGTGACTGGATGGAGCTCTATAAGGCGTGGGAGAAGATACGATGAGAGAAAGCATGGTGTTTTACAAGAGCTTTTTGGTTTCCATCAGACTCTTACCGAAGAAGTATCAATTGCAGTTCTATAATGCACTGTTCGACTACAGTTTCGATGGAGTCCTTCCCGAGAACCTTCCCGGAGGGGCGGCTGCGCTCTTCAATGCCTTGAAACCACAGATAGATGCGAACAATCGCAAGTTTGAAAACGGTAAGAAAGGCGGTAGGCCAAAACGAAACCAAGACGAAACCAAACCAAAACCAAACAATAACCAAAGTAAAACCAAAGTAAAACCCAATGAGTATGCTAATGAGTATGCTAATGCGGATGGGGATGGGTCCGGTTTGCAAGCAAACGCGGACGCTTCCTCCCCCAAAGAAGAAAAGCTTTATTTCTTCGCTGACATTGATTAAGGAGGCGGCATGACGAGAGAAGACACCAAGAGAATACTCGATAAGGTCTGCCGCCTCTATATTACCCAGGCGAAGAAGCTGTCACAGAATGAGCTTGTGATGATGGTCGATTCATGGCAGGAGACGTTCAGATCCGACAGCTATGACGATGTTGAAAGAGCGGTCAATGCCTATGTAAGGAAGGGGAATGCTTTTATTCCTCTTCCGGGTGACATCATCAAAGAGCTCACAGCTATCGAGAAGAGCGTGCCAAGCAGCAGGACGTATACCGAAACCGATGCGCTGTTCGGAAAGCTTGTGAGGATAGCGGATGTGCTTGCCAATAATAAAGAGCGCATATCTACGGTAGATCCCGGAGGCATCAGATGGAGTGATGAATATCAGAAGGAGATCTATATGCACCCGGAGACCGTAGTCAGCACAAAGTCGTTTACACAGTATGACTTCAAGCAGCTGCCCGAGGAGATACAGGAATACGTTGAAGACATCGAGGGCTTGAGAGCTATATGGTCCGAGATCGAGAGCAGCAGAGAAATGGCAAGACGGCGCTTTCAACTCGCTCTCCCGGAGATCAAGACAAGGCTTGAAAGCAAGAAGACTGTCAGATTGGCAGATATGTTGGAGGCAAGATGAAACGTAAATGTGACATCTGCGGCCTTGAGGCTGATGAGCACTGGATGCAGTCATACAATGTCGGACGCAAAACGGTGTGGCTCTGCTGGGACTGTTACAAGCAGTCTCAGTATGAGGCCAATAAGTCAGACAAGCACCGGCAGCAGAAACTGTATAAGATCTATAACTCAAAGAAGAGGAATAAATGACTACTAAGATATGTGAGATATGCGGGAAGGAGTTCGTTCCCAGACGCAGAGACCAGCGGTGCTGCCTTGCTCCTGAGTGCACCAAAGAGAGACAGAGACGGACGCAGAGGGAGTACCGCAAAAGGAACTATGCGAAGGTGCTCGAGAATAATCGCAAGACCATGAAAGCAAGACGTGAGCGTGAGAAGCGCAAAAAGGAGTCAAAGAAGGACACCATAGTCGCGATCGGATACGCTGACAGGCAGAGAGCAGAGACGCTGGCGATGGCGGGAAAGGTAAGGACGGAACTATGATGACGGCAATACTGATAATCGTGCTGCTGGGTGCGCTCGATGCAATGCTGGTATTGGCTTGCATGGAGCTTGAAAAGGAGATAGACGATGAAAGAAGTGATAGTAAAGCTGACAAGTGACCACATAAAGGTCAAGGGCGCAGAGTATGTGCAAGACTTTGTAAGATGTCAAGACTGCAAATACTGGGTATACAACTTCAACGGCTGTGCAAGAAATCCGTGTACAGAGCCGTGGTATGCGACAGACGGATGCACTTATGGGGAGGGAAACGATGAGTAGGTGGCAGATATATGAAGTGACCACAGATGCAGACGGAGTGGATTGTTATATCAAGCGTGGCTATATAGTCAGATGCAAGGAGTGTAAGCATTGGGTGCAGACATATGAGTATATAAGACGATGCGCTGAAATGGGCGGTACGCCAACTAAAGCCGATGACTTCTGTAGTTACGGAGAACGCAAGGAGAGTGAGTGATGAAGTGTTGGGATTGCGAATATTTCAAGATAATACAAGAGCCGTTGCGAGTTGGTAAAGATATATACGATTTGGGCAGAGCAGAATGTACGAATTTTGACCTTATTGTGGACTTTATCAATCACGGCAAATTAAAGCGTCTTGAGTGCATAGATGAAACGATGACAGAAAGAGAGGGCGAGTGATGATTAAGAAGGACGCACAGGATTTAGTCGAAAGACTTGATGATATACATGCAAGATTAGAGGACATCATACAGGATTACATGAACGAGTACGCACCATACGGATGGGATGCCACCTGCACCGACATTGTAAATATAGCGGCTCATGTAGACTGCGTGACGTTACAGCTGAAATACGCAAAGGTGGAGGATTAGCATGAAGAAACTGTGGAAAAAGGTGACTCCGATACCGATTGAGTTAAACGGACACGGCTATCTGTGGGACTGTACCAAGTGCGGATACTGCCTTACATCGTGGGAAAGTTATCCGAAGTGTGATTGCCCAAGATGCGGAGCAACAGAGCAGACAGAAAGAGAGGGCGAGTGATGAATATAACTGTTGATGAATGCCTAAAAGAAAAAGGCAGTTTAGAGAGAGAATGTCTGGAACTGATAGATATGATGGAGCAAAACAATTTAACATATGAAGTTTTGAAACCTATGATGCTGATGAACATTGCACACTCATTAGCGGTTATAGCAGACGCTATTGGAGAACGCAAGGAGGGTGAGTGATGACCGAAAAAGAGCGAGAAGCACTAATGCGTCTGACGATGTGTGCAAGGAATGAGTGCGTTATGTGTAAGTACAAAGATAGTTGTGATTCTGATGTTCGGTTTGAATTTGCCACAAAGCATATGAACATACTTGCCGATGCACTACGCAAGACCGAGAACAGTTCGGAAATTCCGAACAACTGGGAGGACTTCTTCAGAGAGCCAACAGCTGAAGAAAGAAAAGCCGTTGCTGATTATATCGACAGCATATCCGTACCGACAGGAGTGAATGTGTTTGACTTTATGACCGAGCCAACTATTTCCAAAATGGAACAAGTTGAAACAATGTCTTGCCAAGAGTGTAAGCATTGGGATGTGTATAAAGGCTGTCGAGAGCGAGTATGCAACTATGAGCCAAAGGACGAGCCACAGACAGAAACTTCAACTAATTCGGAGAAAGTTCAACTAAAAGTTCAACTAACGGACGAGCCACAGACGGATTGTCCGTGGAAGTGAGGAAGATATGGTTCAGCTTAAATTCACGGATTTATTTACAGACTGCGGTCAACCTGATTGGCCTGATTGCTGGAAAACATGTGCAAACTTCTCGAACGAGTTCGCAGATGGGCACAAGGATTATTTCATGGATTGGTATCGAGGCGTGCCGGATTTGAATAGTCCGAGATGCGTTAGGCATGAGGGTAAACCGAAGCTCATCAATAATGTGTGGCATATGCCATGCAAGAGATATGAGCCGATAACATAACAACGGCATTCCAGAGGGCGGGCAACACTACTTATCACTACATATAGCAATTTTCTTGAGTATTCTTTTTGTGCCGCAACACAGCCCGCTCTCTGTTTGCACTATTGGAGGTGAAAATGAAACCGAGTGACAAGATAAACGTGAGCGATCTGGTGATGGTCGCGTTCCCGGTGGGTGAGAAAACGAATAACCCAGCGCGGATCCTCGACGTTCTGCAGTTCATCGTGAAGAGTAAGCATCAGGTCGACGCACAGAAAAACACAAGGGTAAGTAAACATTACTTCGAGCTGTACGGCGCAGTTTCAAAGATGGGTGTGCCGTATGCGTTCCTCGAGGATGAACTTGTAAAACTATGACGGCTAAGCAGTTTTTAAAACAGTATGAAGAGGCCAACAATAAGGCGCTTCAACATAAAAGGGAGTATGAGAAGCAGATGGAGCTGATAGGCTCGATATCCATGAAGATGGATGGCATGCCGCACGGATCCAATATCTCAAAGCCTACTGAGAATGATGCCATCAAGCTGGCTGACAGAGCAAAGAAGCTGATAGAGGCAGAGAAGAAGGCTGTCCAGGTCCGGCAGGAGGTCTACGAAGTCATCGCCGATGTTCCTGACATAGAGGGTCAAGTCCTTTATGAGAAGTATATCAACCTGTGCTCATGGGCTGAGACGGCTGACAGACTGCACTATACTGTCAGAGGCGTGCAATATGCACACGGCCGTGCACTGCGTATCGTAGCCGAAAAGATAAAATGATTCTTTTCATTGTATTTCGAGGGCTTTGTGTGAAATAGTGTAAGCAGAAAATAAGGACAAACATCTCATTCTTTTATCATCTCCTTTTTATCAGTTTGCAAAGAGTCGGAAGAACCGGCTCTTTTGCTTTGTGAGGAATTATGGCGAACGAACAGAATTTACTTCCGGGCGGCTCGCACAAGTTTACCCTCGAGGAAGCCTCGAAGGGCGGCAAGAGATCTGCCGAGGTGCGGCGCGAGAACAAGTTAATAAAGGACCGCATCCTTGAGCGTATGGGTGAAAAGGATTGGGACACCATGATCGACAACCTCATAGCAAGAGCGTCGGAGGACACAAGAAGCTTTGAGGTGCTGCGTGACACTATCGGTCAGAAGCCGAAAGACGCGGTCGAAGTGCAGGGAAGCGGTATCGAGATAAGGGTGCACAATGTCGAGTGATATGTATGTCAACGGTGCTTATATGCCGTATCTGTATGACTATGAGCACCGGTATGAGGTCTACTACGGCGGTGCCGGTTCCGGTAAAAGCGTCTTTATTGCGCAGAAGCTGCTGCTCAAGGCGCTGTCTGATAAGCGGAAGGTGCTGATCATCAGGAAGACGCTCAACTCACAAAAGGACTCGTGCTGGAGGCTGATGCTTGAACAGCTGAGCGACCTCAACATCAGACAGCTCTGCAAGGTCAGGATAACCGATTTTGCTATAGAGCTGCCAAATGGATCCGCGCTCCTCTTCAAGGGCCTCGATGATGCAGAGCGCATCAAGTCCATCGTCGGGATCACGGACATCTGGATCGAGGAAGCAACGGAACTCATAGAGGAGGACTTCGACCAGTTAGATCTGCGACTCAGAGCCAGAGCGTCCAACCTCCAGATGTTCGTCTCCTTCAACCCGATAAGCAAGGTCAATTACGTTTATCGGAAGTGGTTCAGCGAGACGGCGGTGGTTGGTGATGACACACTGATAGTAAAGACCACGTACAAGGACAACCGCTTCCTGCCGGAGGAATACATCAAGAGCCTTGAGCAGAAGATACACACCAACCCAACGTATTACCGCATCTATGCGCTGGGTGAGTTCTGCAGCCTCGATAAGTTGGTCTATAACAATTGGAGGGTGGAAGCCTTCGAGCCTCCGACAGACGGCAAGCTCATAGTCGGACTCGACTTTGGGTTTACCAATGACCCGACAGCCATCGTCGCAAGTATCGTCAAGAGCGATGACATCTACATCTTCAGGGAGTTCACAGGCACCGGCAAGACCAATCAGCAGATAGCTGACATCATCACGAGCATGGGCTTTGCAAAGAGCACTATCATAGCAGACTCAGCTGAGCCGAAGAGCGTGGCAGAGATCCGCAGGTGCGGGATACAGCGCATAAGGGAATCAGCAAAGGGCAAGGACAGCATCATCCACGGCATCCAGCGTCTGCAGGGCTATAACCTTATCGTGCATCCGTCGTGCGAGAACATCATCATGGAGCTTGAGAATTACTCCTGGATAAAGGACAAGGCAACAGGCGAGTACACCAACAAGCCTATAGACATGTTCAATCACAGCCTCGATGCGCTGAGGTATTCGCTCCAGGCTCTTGACCAGCACAAATTCACAGCAGTGGACAAGTCCCTACTCGGACTATAGGAGAACACAATGTATCAGATCGACAGAACCGAAGAACTGACAACAGACCGCCTCGGCAAGATCCTGTCTACGTTTCAGACTTGGGACCTTCCGAAGCTCAACACATACTACAACTACTACAACGGCAAGCAAGCCATCACGCAGAAGGTAGCGACCGACACCGGCAAGCCCTGCAATAAGGTCGTAGTCAATTACTGCTACAACATCGTGCAGAACTATCTCGGATACATGACAGGCATCGAGATAGGCTACGACAACGACGGCAGATTCGAGGACATCATCGACGTGCTGAAGTACAACGACGTCAAGGCAGAAGACAGTGAGCTTCTGCGTAATGCGCTCATATTCGGCAGGGCGTTCGAGATCAACTACATCGATGAAGAGGGTAAACAGCGCTTCAGAACGCTTGACCCTCGCAGCTGTATTCCGGTTTACGACAACACGCTGTCGAGCGAATTGCTTTATGTGGTGCGCTTCTACACGGAGAGCCTTGTCAACGAGCTGTCCGACACCTACATCGTAGAGGTCTACTCCGAAGACAAGGTGACCAGATATCGTTCAAGCGCAGGGTTTGCGTCGTTCATCCTCATAGACGAAGAGAGGCACTTCTTCAGGCAGTGCCCGGTCACGGTGTTCAGCCTCAATGCAGAGGAGGTCAGCATCTTCGACAAGATCATGAGCCTGCAGGACGCATACAACGAGCTCCTGAGCAGTGAGGTCGATGACTTTGCAGCCTTCGCCGATGCGTACCTGGTACTCAAGGGCATCACAGCAGACGAGGAAGACCTTGTCAGCATGAAGGAGCACAGGGTGCTCATGATGGACGCTGACGCAGATGCGCAGTATCTGACAAAGAATATAGGCGATACGCAGATCCAGAACATGCTGCAGAACGTCAATGATCAGATACACAAGATATCAGCGAGCCCTGACTTCAACGATGACAAGTTTATGGCTCAGAGCGGCATTGCGATGCGCTACAAGCTGGTAGGCTTCGAGAATGCGGCAAGCTCTATCGAGAGCAACATGAAGAAGGCGCTGCAGAGGAGGCTTGAGCTGATATCTGCTATTCTCGGCCTTGTAGGCTCAACAGAAGAAGAGCTGTGGCGTGAAGCGCAGATCACCTTTACACGCAACCTTCCGAGCGACCTCACGGAGACGGTGCAGATAGTGAACCAGCTCCGTGGCATCGTGTCGCAGGAGACTCTGCTCACGCTTCTGCCATTCGTGCAGGATGTCGATGAGGAGATGGCTCGCGTCAAGGCAGAAAAAGAAGAATCGATGGAGCTGTACAGCTTCTCGATGAATGAGGATAGCTATGACGAGGATAGAGCTGCAACAGAAGAAGAATAAGGCCTACTGGAAACGGCGCGAGATGCGTCAGCGGATGCAGCTGTACAACAAGACGGTCGAGGAGCTCGACAGAGAGCTGGGCCGCCAGTACATGCGAGTCGGCAAGGATCTCAAACGCCTCTTCATGAGCACTATAGAGGAGCTCAAAAACAAGGACGGCGTGATAGAGCCAAGCGAGCTGTACAGATCCGACCGCTATTATAAGCTGATGAACCAGTGCAATGACGAGCTTTCAAAGCTCGCACTGAAGCAGACGAAGGCCATCGACAGCAAGCTGGTGACCGTCTACAAAGAGCAGAGCCTTATTGAGAAGGACGTGCTCGGAGACCGCTTCGGACTATACACCGTAGTCGATACGCAAGCAGCGAAGCAAGTCGTGCAGAGCATATGGTGCGCAGACGGCAAGGACCTGTCAAACAGGATATGGAAAAACAAAGACCTACTCATGCAGAAGCTTGAGGATGGTCTTTTTGATTTTGTGTCACGCGGTCAGCCGACAGCACAGCTTGTCAGCAGTCTTATAGCGGACCAGATAGGACCTACCGCCGCAGAATACGGCAACATATTCGATGATGCCTTCCGGGAGGCATACAACAATGCCCGGCGTCTTGTGAGGACAGAGACGGCTCATGTCCAGAACAAGGCAACGCAGGACAGGTACAAAGACGCGGGCTTCACGAAGTACCGCATCATCGCTGAACCTGACTGCTGTGAAGTATGCGCAGATCTGCAGGAACAGATCTTCGACATAGACAACCTCGTTATACCGGCACATCCGAATTGCCGGTGTGCGATGGCGGCATTAACTGAATCACTACAGTGAGGGGCGTGAAATATCGCAACTCCAAAGCAGAAAGGAAGGGCTGTACATCATGGCAGAACTTGAAAACACAAACATCGGGGCAGACGAGCAGAAGTCTGAACCAACTACAAAGACCTACACGCAGGAAGAGGTTGACGCACTGCTCCAGCAGGAGACTGACCGTCGCGTGACATCAGCGCTCAAGAAGCAGGAGGAGAAGAACAACCGCAAGATGCGTGAGGCAGAAAAGCTGGCACAGATGAACGCACAGCAGCGTTATGAGTACGAGCTGGAACAGAGGGAGCGGGACCTTGCTGAAAAGGAACGCCGGCTAACTCTTGCGGAGAACTCAGCAGAAGCCAGCAAGATCTTAGGAGAAAAGGGACTGTCGCTTGAGCTGGTCGATTTTGTAGTCGCAGAAGACGCGGAGACGATGAACGGCAACATAGCGGTACTTGAAAAAGCGTTCAAGGCATCGGTCAAGGCCGAGGTCGAGCGCAGACTCAGCTCGTCAACACCTAAGAAGAACCTGCCGCCGGACGGAACGATCACGAAGGAGAAGTTCGCGGCTATGTCCATCCGTGAGCAGGCAGATCTATACACGAACAACCCAGAACTCTACAAGGCTTTAACAAGCTAAGAAAGGACTAAAAAATGGCAGATTTCAACTTCAATGGATACCCGAATTTTGTCCTCGAAAACAAAATCAAAAGTATTCTTTCAACCAAACTTGATGTCAACAGATTCCTGACACCTGACTACTCACTTGAAGGCACACCTGGTCTCACAAAGAAGGTTCACCTTTATACTGGCACCGGCTCTGCTGAAGTGCTCGCAAGAGGCGATGGCAACAGCGGCTTCATCGATGCAGGATATGTTGAGCAGACCTATACAGCAGTCCGTACACAGGGACAGACTCGCTGGTATGACGATGATGAGTTCTCTGATCCTACTCTCATCGATGCAAAACTGCAGACTCTTTCCGAGAGTATGGTCAATGCGTGGACAGCTGCAGCTATCACAGAGTACAGCAAGTCGCTGAGAACACTTGCATGTGACTTCAACACAACAGCTAACAACTACCTCTTCAACCTCTTCGCAGACGCTCTTGCAATGTTCCCGGAGGAAGAGGAAGGCCTGTTCGCACTGGTCAATCCGACCAATAAGGCATGGATCCGCAAAGCACTCGCTGACGACCTCAAGTATGTTGAGGCTTACGTAAGGACCGGTTATATCGGAACTGTTGCCGGCGTTCCTGTCTATGAGAGCAAGGCTGTTGTCGAAGACTCCATCTACATCGGTAAGAGAGATGCTGTAAAGGCATTCATCAAGACCGGCGTAAGAGTAGAGCGCGACAGAAACATCGACACGAAGAAAAACACCGTTGTAGCTGACCGCTATGCGATCATCGCACTGGTAGACAACAGCAAGCTCGTTATGCTCGCTAAGACACAGAGCACGGCTTGCGCTATCACTACCTACACAAAGAACGCAAAGACGATCGCCGGCACATGCGGCACTGACTGCTTCCTCGTTCACGTAATCGACGGAGACGGAGAAGAGTACGATGTAGTACCATCGAGCGGCAGCTGGACAATGACAGCCAAAGCAAACCTCACAGCCGGCGACAAGATCAATGCAACTGCATACGCTCCTGGCAAGGCTGCGAAGGCTGCTACAGAAGTAACCGTAGCTTCTTAATGCGGGGAGGTAGCGCATCATGCTTGAAAGAATCAAATTGCTGTTGAATATAAGCGATGAGTCAAAGGATGCGCTGCTTGGAGAACTCATCGATAACGCTACGGAGTTTGCAAGGAACTTTATCAACAATGATGCTGCACTTGAGAATCTGACCGGCACCATCGTGAACATGGTCCTTTATGACTACAACAGGATGGGCACCGAAGGCCTGACCTCCGAGAATTACTCGGGAGTCAGCTTCGGCTATGCGTCCGGTTATTCAGATGACATCATGAAGCAGCTCAAAAGGTACAGGAAGGTGAGAGTCATATGACCATCACAAGGGAACTCCAGCGCGCAACGATAAAGGCATACGGTCTTACCGTAGACGCATACGGTCAGCTTGAACAGGGCACACCGACCACAAGGACAGCAGACATAGCATTCAAGATCTACGGACAGCAGAACGTCCAGGATCCGCGCTATGTCGATGTCGAGGCGGTAGGCCTCACGAAAGACACAAGCATCGTCCCGGGCGAGGTCATAAGCTTCGCTCAGGGCGATTTCCGCGTCAAGTATGTGATACCGTCAGGACGCTGGACACAGTTGATGCTCGTAAAGCTATGAAGATAGTATTCGAGAACAGCAAAGAGCTGATAACGAAGCTCGACGCATGTGAGAACATCGACCTCCGGAGGCCTCTCCTCAAAGTCGGCAACGATATCGAGGTCAGGGCGAAGGAGAACTGCAACGGACGCTTCGCAGAGCCTACAGGCACACTGAAGCGGAGCATCCGTGCAGAACTCGTCGGATCCAACAGCGTAGAGGTTGGCACAAACCTTGAATATGCAGTCTATGTGGAGCATGGCACCGGCTTGTATGCGTTTGACGGCGTAGGCAGGGCATCAACACCCGAGCATCCTATACCGTGGACGTATAAAGGCTCAGACGGCCTGTTCCACACGACATACGGAGTAAGGCCGAGGCCTTTCCTCATCCCTGCATTCAACAGCAAGAAATACAACTTTTTAAAATACGTCAAGGAGGAATACGATGATAGATTTTGACCCTTCAATAGTGGAAGCTCTCTCGGTTATTCTTCCTACCTACTATGAAAATTTCATCATTGAAGATATCACGCTTCCGTGCATCACCTACGTGGAGAACAACAACAGCTCATACCTTGAAGGCGACACGCTGAGATATTCACATCTCAACTACACCATCAAGCTGTGGATGGACAACAAGAACCAGCAGCACTATCTCGCAGATATAGATGAGGTAATGAAGCGCATGGGCTTTGTTCGGAACTCCACTCTGGAGATAGTAAGCGGGCGGATAATCGAAAAAATAATGGACTACGAGGCCATCGGCTATGAGACCCGAGACCTCGAGGAAGGAGAATAAACAATGGCAGGAACTCTTTCAAAGGGCATCAAGCTCAGCTACAAGGCAGGCAGCGCTTCAAGCTATACAGACCTGACCAACCTGCAGGAAATTCCTGATATCGGTGGAAGCGCTGACTCCGTGGAGGTAACTACCCTCGACGATGCAGCGCATATGTACATCAACGGTCTTCTCGACTATGGTGACAGCCTCGACTTCACATTCCTGTATGACAAGACACAGTTCACGACTCTGTCTGGTCTGTCCGGATCTGTCAGCTGGAAGGTCACTCTTCCTGGCACAGGTGGCGCGACTGCAACATTCGACGGTGAGCCATCGGTCAAGCTGAACGGCGTAGGCGTCAACGACGCTATCACTTATACGCTGTCGGTCAAGCCATCAAGCGCGATCACATTCGCATAGTGTAAATGGGGGAGGCTCAGGCCTCCCCTGCTTTGTAAGGAGGTAAAAATGTACGTTGAATTTACTGCAGGAGAGCGCACCTACAAGCTCAGACTGACAACAAAGGGCATCATATCGCTCGAGAAGACACTCGGCTACAATCCGCTTCAGATGTTCATGGGAATCGATGAGGACGTGCTTCCGAAGTTCGGTGACCTGATAGCGGTACTTCACCAGACCCTTCAGGCATACGAGCACGGAATAACTATCAATGACACCTATGACATATTTGATCTGTTCATCGCTGACGGACATACGATGTGGGACCTCGTTCCGATTCTCATTGAGGTATTCCAGGAAGCAGGATTCCTGCCGAAGGAAGGCGAAGGTGAGCAAAAAAACTAAATCAAGAGGAGCCTGAACTCCTCACTCCTTATGTTTTAAAGCTCCGGGATACTACGCTTGTGGCGGGCATCCGTGAGGCTGAATTTTGGGAAATGACTGTAGGTGAGGCGGTCCGTGCGTGTGACGCCTTTCAGGACCGCAGACGCGACACAGCATACTTCGCATACACGGAGGCAATGACTGTCGGACTGTTCGTCAGCTCGATGTTCGGCTCGAAACAGCCTCCGAAAATACACGAGATATATCCTGACCTCTTCGATGAAAATGAAGAGGCAGAACAGGAATCGAAGGACGCTGCTTCGGCGGCGAACTTCATCAACTTCGCTAATGCATTCAACAGGAATATAGACAATGGCGACAGAAAATCTGAAAGTGAAAATAACGGCTGACGCCTCTCAGGCGAAAGCTGAAATAGGTAAATTTAAAGACTCGCTGAAAGGCGCTGTCAGTGAGGGCGAAGCGGCGACCAAGTCCATCGGCAAAATGACTGCAGCACTCGGCGGCATGCTTGCTACGCTGAAGGTCGTTAAGACGCTGATCAGGAACGGCATCGACATAGCTGCACAGGGCGACGCTATTAAGGACAATGCCCAGAAGGTCTTCATGAATACGACAGCCTATCAGGAATGGGGCTACGTTCTGAAGCAGAACGGCATCGAGATGAGCGCACTGAAGACCGCTATGAGGCAGTTCGCTCCGCAGGTGGCGTCAGGATCCGAAGCGCTGAGAAAGTACGGCATCACTGCAACAGATGTCGACACGGCCTTCCAGCAAGCCATCTATACGATACAGAACATGGCTACAGAGTCAGAGCGTATCGCTGCGGCGACGGAGCTGTTCGGCTCACGTGCGCTTGAACTCTTCCCGGTGCTCAATCTGACAAATGCAGAGACGCAGAATCTGATGAACACCTATAGGGCGCTCGGAGGCACGATGTCCAATGAGCTCATAGCGGCATCGGACGTCTGCACTGACTCTATCACGGCGATGAAAGCCGCGTGGGGCGGGCTCAGGAACGTACTCGCACAGTATTTCTTGCCGATAATCACGAAGGTCGTGCGCTGGATAACCATAGCCATCGCATACATCAGGATCCTGCTCTCGGCGATATTCGGACTCAAATCATCGTTCGGCAGTGTAGGCAGTAAAAAGAACTCACTCCCGGCAACGACCGGAAGTGTAGCAACGAATACAGGTAACACAGCGGGCAACCTCAAAAAGGCAGCAAAGCACGCCAAAGAACTGAAGCGCACTCTGATGGGCATCGACGAGCTGACAAAGCTTGTTGAGCAAGCCACATCGAGCGCATCATCACCGTCCGGAGGCGGTGGTGGAGGCGGCGGAGGCGTTGGTGACATCGGCGGCGGTGACATAGGCGACTTCAGCGACATCATCGGCGATGACGCAATGGATAAGATAGAGAAATTCCGCAAGAAGGTCGAGGCAGTAAAGGACCTTCTCAACGGTGCTTATCTCATTCTCAAGGGCATGGTCGAGATATCGCTCGGCAACTTCGCTAAGGGCTGGGAAGACATCAAAGAAGGTGTCAAAAAGGTTTGGGATAACCTCAAAGAACTGTTCCCGTGGCTCGGCAAGGTCGAAGAAGGCTTCGGTAAGCTAAAAGACAAATGGGAAGACTTTAAAAAGAATTTCAAAGACATAACCGCCAACATCAAGGCCCAGATCGCTTCTAAGTGGTCTGACCTCAAAGCTAAGTGGGAAGAGATCGTCAACAACATAAAAGACAAAGTCGCTGACATGAAGGCGAAGATCGCAACCAAATGGAGCGACGTTAAAACTTCATGGAATAATGTTGTCGACAATATCAAAGATAAAACAGCTGACATGAAAGCGAAAGTCGCTACGAAGTGGAGCGACATCAAAACAAAGTGGCACAATGTCGTTGACAACATCAAAGCCAAGACCGTTGATATGAAAGCAAAGGTTGCCTCAAAGTGGAGCGATTTGAGAACCAGGTGGAACAGTCTTCTCGCACATTTCAGAGGCAAGACAGTCGATATCGGGCTGAAGTTCTCTGTAGCGGCAGCCGACTTAAAGTCATGGATCAATACGCACGTAATCGGGAAGATAAACAACGCCTTACATACTGTACCTATACTTAAGAACGTTTCAATCCCGTACCTGGCTAAGGGCGGTGTGCTGACTGCACCGACTATGGCGATGATGGGCGAGTATCCGGGCGCACGTTCCAATCCAGAAATAGCTACACCGCAGAGCCTCATGGCTGAGACAATCAGAGATGCGAACGGCGACCTCGTCAGCGCATTCGCTCAGATGACACGTCAGGTCATAGCAGCCATCGAGGACAAAGACCTTGCGGTCAGGATAGGTGACGAGGCGATAGCGAGGTCTGCACAGCGGGGCAATACGGCTTACAGGAACAGGACTGGAAAGGCCCTGATCACGATATAAGGAGGGCATATGGCACTCAGCGGAAAAGGTAATTTCAAAATCGGCTCAACGGAATGGTCACCTAAGAGCCTCAAGTTCACATATGACTCGCTCGCCACATCCAAGAGCGGGCGAGCAGATGACGGCACAATGAAGATAACGTGGGTACGCACGAACATCCGCAAGATTGAGATAACTATGCCGCCCATGAAAGCATCTGCTCTTGATGACCTGCTGACTGCGGTCTCCGGAAAGAAGTACAACATGACTTTTTATGATCCGCGCACTGCGTCAGAAGTCACGGTGGAGATGTACACATCGAACGCTCAGGGCGAATGCTACAGCGGCGTACTGCTCAATGGCCTTTATCAGGGCGTTCAGTTTTCAGCGATAGAGGTGTGATATGGCAAACATTCTGACATTTGCAAACGATACTCTGACAGACGCGAACATCTACGGCGGTATCCACTATATCTGTGATTTGAATACTGGCGATGAATTTAGCATCGGAAATACCGCATCAGCTTACGTGTCATTTGTGACCGATGTCCAGCTTCCTCTCTACACAAAGGATGCTGTCAATGGCACATTTGTCTGGGAGCAGGACAGCGTCACCAGGGGCAAGTTCTATATCACTGAAGTGACACGCGATAAAGACAAGTACATGGTCACGGCATACGATGCCATGATACTGCTTGAAACGAGCGTCTCTGCTCTTTCTCTTTCTTTCCCTCTTACAGTGTCGGCGGCTGCATCCTCTATTGCGACATATATCGGGTGCGCCATATCAGGCACTATCAACAACGGGACATTGACAGCAGACAGCATCGAGGATACGACCACGTGCAGGACGGTTCTCGGCTGGGTAGCTGAGGCAAGCGGATGTTCCGTGAAGATAGACAGCTCTGATCATCTCTGCTTTATGTACTACACCGACAGCGGCATAACAGTTTCAGCCTCGGATTATAAAGAGGACGGCCTTAATGTTGCTGACTATACATGTGCTGCCATCGACAACGTGACCATCCTCGACATGGCGGGCATGACACATGCGACAGCCGGATCCGGCACGAACAGCCTCTTCATCATGGGCAATCCTTTCATGTATGAGGCTACCAATACGGAAGCGGCTACCATCCTGTCCCTGGTCGAGGACTTTGAATATGCTCCGTTCACATGCGAGATGTTTGAAGAAAACGGCCTTGAAGTCGGCACCATCGCGACATTCGGCACAACAACGACACTCGTGATGCACATCGAATCGGGCGAAGGTGGTGCTGTTGCGTCGGCTGTCGGATCTGACAGCCGTGCAGAGCTAAACAAGAGCCTCGACATAATGATCAATGAAGCTTTGTCTGCTGCATCCAATGCACAGGATCAAGTAGACGCGCTGAACCTGCACTTCTGGTATACAGCAACCGGCAGTGAAGCTGGAGCGCATATTGCGGAGGTTAGCAAGCCGACATTCGAGGCTAATCCCTCGGGTGGCAATCTGCTGTCCTCATCAAACGGCATAGCGGTAAGAGATGGATTAACAGAACTTGCCACGTTCGGTGCGAATGGGGCAAGAGTAGGCAAGGATGACGAATATAACGTCTATATAGATACCAACGGCATAAACATGAATGATGGAGCGGCCACAAGGTTCCAGATCTATTCAGGTGCAAGCGGTTCGGGCACGAAGTCGTATATCAAGACGGATGGTACAAGCTGCGGCGCACAATATGAATCATATGTTGGTGGCAGTGGTGCTACATGGATAGGGATGCGCGTTGGAGGCAACAACAACAATCCTCCGTCTGCATATGTGCAAGCATCTCGCGGAAGCGGGCTTTCCGATGTTGACCTAAATGCTAACGGAAACGGGAAAACGAGCCTGGTCAATTTACATGCCACAAGTTCATCGGCATCTATTACTGTAGAATCACATGGGTATGTTTATTTCAATACGGCGAACTTATATACAGATAGCACAAATTTCCGTATAAGGCTTAATACTGACGCTGTTTCGGGCGTGGATTATGATTTATATACCGCAATAGTTGCACTCAGCTGGCAGAATGACGTAATCGTATAGGAGGTGTCAAATGCTTGATTTAAAGAAATTGCTGACGAAGATGCTTGCGTGTTCCTATGCAAGTGGTACAGACGGCATATGGACATATCGCAAATACGCCGACCATACATATCACGCTTGGTATGTAAATACGGTCAATTTTAGAGCTGGGTCTGCGTGGCTTGGAGGTTACTACCATCAAACAACATCTGCGCTCAATCCACCATCATTTTCGACAGGCGTATCAACGATAACAGGTCAAGCAAATAGTGCCCAGATTTGTATTTACTGTGGACACGCTTCTGATTATTCAACTTATTGGCTCGATGCTGTCAGCGGAACAAGAAGCGACGTTCCTGTCCGACTTGATATGTACGGCACATGGTAACAGAAAGGAAACATAATGAACATAGACTTTATAGACGGAATGATAATGCCGATAATCACAGCGGCGAGTCTCTGCATTGGCTTCGTAATGAAGAAGTGGATGCCGACAGATGATAAGTGGATACCTACAGTTCTCCTGATAATCGGAGCCCTTTCGGGGCTTATTTTATTTGGTGTTGATTACGAGGGCGTTGTCAAAGGAATGGTTTCTGGACTTGCGGCTGTTGGACTGCACCAAGTGTTCAAACAGCACATGAAGCTTGAGCCGTATAACTACAACGAGGACGACCTTGAGGATGAGTGGGGCGAGGAAGAAGAACCATTTGACGAAGTAGGATTACCAGAGACAGAAGGTGATGATTGATGGCATTACTTACCACAGAACAGCGTAAAAGGCGCTTTGAATATCTCGGGCTTGGGGCATACAACAAAACAAACTTGCTCAAGTTTCAGAAAAAAGCGTTCCCGAACGATAAAGACGAACAGGACTCAAAGTACGGACTTCACACAGACCGTGCTCTGAGGACTTTTTATAATGTCAAGAAATACGGCGGCGGCTACTTCAAACCACAGGAGTTCAGGTGCACTTGCGGTCATTGCAGTGGATACCCAAGCTACATGAAAAAGGTGCAGATCGAGCACCTTGTCAGCATCAGAGACCACTACGGCAAACCTATAACGGTTACCAGTGGCTTGCGCTGTTCCTACGAAAACAGCAGAGTGGGTGGTGTAGCCAATAGTGGTCATGTTAGGGGCTATGCTACCGACATCTACATGGCAGGTGTGACCGATACAGTAGAACACCGTGTAAAGGCTATGAAGTACATCACATCATTACCACACCATGAGTTCTCTTATGGGGCAAATATGCGAGATTCAAACGGCTTGTTTAGAACAGCAAGTGGCATGGGTAACGCAATGCACACAGAGACCCATTCAAAAGACCCTTTGAAAAAGTGGTATGATGCCATGAAAACCCAGTATGAGTGGTCTAAAAATCAGACATATGTATTTGATGACCACCCAACAGTAGAAAACAGCAAGAAAAAAGGCACTTGCATCACGTTTCCGGCTGTCACGCTTCAGAGGCTCGGACTGCTGCCTAAAGGTAAGTATTTCTACTACCATCCACAGCACAAGCGCATAAGCGGAAGCGGTGCGGAGATAGTCAAAAAGAGCGACAGATTCAAACTGTTCTATCCGAACAAGACAGTCAAGCAGCTCGGAGATAAGCTCCAGAAGGGCGATATCATCGGCTTCGGTAATCCGGGCTATCACACAATGGTCTATATGGGTAAGGACAGCAAAGGCAGACCGAGATACAACACAATGGGCCACAAGAGAGGACTCAACGTGTTATATCCGAGTTATGCAAACAGGAAGATAAATATGGTCGTAAGGTTGAAGAAAGTGTAGGTGATGCCGGTATGACAGTATGGCAAATTATAGCGGTTGTGTTAGGTTCAGAGGCCTTGTTCAAATTCGTTGAGTGGTTCTTTGACCGCAAAGACAGAAAAGAGGAAAATCCGATTTTAAAAGAGTTAGCAGAGATAAGGAACGATATCCGGCTTCTCGACAAGGCAACATGCAAGAACTTTCTTGTCAGATGCCTGGCAGATTTTGAAAAAGGCAATAAGATGTCAGACGTTGAAGTCGAACGTTTCTGGGAACAGTATCATCATTACACCACAGAGCTGGGAGAAAACGCACATATAAAAGAGTGGACTGAACGACTCAAAAGGGAGGGCAAGATATAATGCTCAACATTGACGGAAACAACAACATAACACTTACACGAGGCGACACGCTGACTCTGACTGTGGAGCTGATGAAGGACGGCGAGACCTACACACCGGAGGCCGGTGACGTGATCCGTTTCGCTCTGTCGAAGGGATTCCTCGGCGAGCCTGGTTACGAGTTCAAGCTGGATAAGGTAATACCGAACGACACACTTACATTCACGCTCACATCAGCTGAAACAGCTCTGGACTATCGCTCATACAACTACGATATTCAGGTCACGCACTCTGATGGCTGCGTGGACACATTCATCAGCGCAAAGCTGACCATAACAGGCGAGGTGAAGTAAATGCACGTTTACGGAGATCTTCACGGAACACTGACAAGCCCGGGAACCATCTCGGGCTCTTTAAGTGGTTCTCAGACCATATCAGGCGAGCTGACGATACCAGCGGCGATACTACCTCCGTCCTACGAGGGCGAGTATGAGGTAACACCGAGCGAGGAAACACAGACGCTCGCTACAGATTCGCTCTATATGAGGGGCAACATAACTATCAATCCGATTCCGAGCAACTATGGACTCATCACATGGAACGGATCAACTCTAACGGTTTCATAGGAGGCTATAAATGGCACAGAATGTAATAATCAACGGCGTAACATACCAGAGCGTTCCCGAAGTGGATATCCCTAAGAGCGGAGGCGGTACGGCTAAATTTTATGACACAGCAAGCGCAAACATCACAGCGACAGACGTGCTCACGGGTAAAACAGCTTACGGTGCATCGGGATCTGTTTCGGGCTCGATGGCTAACAACGGAAGCACGAGCGGTACCATCGGCACAAAGGCCGGTACTGTCACGATCCCTGCGGGCTACACTTCAGGCGGAACGGTCTCGCTGACAAACGTGAGTGACTGCGTGGCTGGTAACATTTTGAGCGGCAAGAGCATCCTCGGTGTCAGCGGCTCACTCGCGATGCCGTCTATATCGCAGGACAGCACAACGAAGATTCTCAGCATCTCGTAGGAGGTGCGCTATGGCACAAAACATAACATTAATGGGAGCGAGCTATTCCGCAGTTCCTGCGGTCACGCTCCCGAAGACAGGAGGCGGCACTGCATCGTTCACAGACGTCACCGACACGACTGCAGCAGCTGCTGACGTGGCAAGCGGTAAATACTTTTACACTGCTTCAGGCGTAAGAACACAGGGCACAAACAGTGGTGGCGGTGGCACATCAAAGAATGTGCAGATACACCAAAGCACAACCAGGGCAAACTCTTCTACGCTTACAAAGACAAATGGAGACCTTACTGTATCCAAGACAGGAACGTATGACATCTATTGGTCAGCAGGCCGATCAAATACATCATCGAGCTACACCTGGGGTTCGAGGCTTTATGTCGATGGTTCTGGATATGGCACTGAAAACACAAGTTGGAGCAACAACGTGCAAAACAACCATCTGACGAATGTATCTCTGACAGCGAACCAGAAGCTGTCCGTTTACACAAGGGGCAGGTCGGGAAGTTATTACACTTTCGCACCAATGCTCGTCATCATTGAGGCATAGGTCGCTCTGGGGTAGGCGACGCTTTCACCTCCTTTCTACATAACACGCAAGAGAAAACCGGGGCAGAAATGCTCCGGTTCTTTTGCGTTTTTGGCATATATATCAATGTAGATTCCTGCATTTTGGTGCAACAGTTAGTGCAACACCGAATAGGTCAAATTAGGTCAGGTTACGCCATTGAGAAAATGCCAGGATAAAAAAGAAAAGCACCGCATTCCCTTGAAAATGCAGTGCTTTGAGGTGGTGCGCGCGGAGGGATTCGAACCCGCGACCTACTGATTCGTAGTCAG